GCAGGCGATGGTGTCAAGAATGTTGTTAGTTCAATTCAAACACTACAAACACTACAAAATGTTGAAGAGCAAGGTAAAAAATTAGATAAGTTTATTTCTACTGTTCAACCCGCATTCTCAAGACTTTCTAAATCAATGGCAGAGTTACAGCAAGCAGGTGGTGATAAAATTCTTCCAGCAATTGCAGAAATTCTAAAACCAATGAGACAAGGTCCGGATGTTATGGGTTCATCAATGGAGAATAACAATCTGAGATTAGCAGGTGCCGCTGGTGGAACAACTGTTGTAAATGCTCCAACAACTAATACAAATAGCAGTAGCGGAACAACAATGGTTGCTACAAAAGGAAGAGCAACTAATGACGAAAGGTCAGTCAACAGAATGATGCAATAAAAAAGGGGACACAAGGTCCCCTTTGAGTTACTAGCGTTACGATTATTCGTTTGCTAATTTTTGGAAGTATGACATTGCTTCCTCATCATCATCTTCTTCTAACTTCACAGGTTTCTTTAGAATAGCAGGAGTTTTCTTATCCTCTTTCCAAGGCGCCTCTGATTCATCTTCAATATCAGTATCAATATCTACTGCACGACTTTGACCTTTACCTGCTCCGCTTAGAACAGAATCAAGACGCTCTTTGAGTTTGTCATAAGACTTGAACTCTGTTGGTGCAACGAATTCACTCAAGGCATATTGAGTAGACCAAACCTTTTCAATCTTACCATCATCACCATCAAACAACGCTGATGGAGAATCAAATTCAGACTTATCATAGTTTTGATAACCCTCAACTTTACGAATCTTCAATTTGAAGTTAGCGCCTTCCCAAAAATCAAATGGGTTAACTGCCTTCTCATCTTCAAACTGAGGTTCCATTGTTTCACGAATCTTATCAAAGATTTTCTTGCCAAATTTAAACAAGAATACTTTACCTTCATTCTCAGGATGTTTTGGGTCCTGTAGAACAAGAATGTTTGCAATGTAAGTTAATTTGCGCTTTTGCTTACGAGCAATCTCTTTGTCTGCCTCTGAACCAGTATTCCAAAGTTTAGTGTTTAGTTCACTAACAGGGTCTTTTTGATTTAGAGTAGTAAGAGAGTTTTCGATATACCACAGTCCTGTTGGACCTTGGAAAGCGTGAGACCAGATGCGAACCCAAGGAATATCTTCTCCTTTAGGTGCTGGCAGAAAACGAATAACTGCAAAACCATTACCAGACTTATCTAGTTCAGGTTTAAAAAAGCGGTCATCTGTTTTCTTATTAGAATCACTAGCAGGTTTGTCGATTTTCTCGACTTCCTGTAGAAGTTTAGCGAGATTGCTTTTAGACTTCAATGATTGTAAATCGTTTGACATGTATATTCTCCGTATTAAAAGTATGTTGAAATATTGTTGTATATAAAGTGTATATCAAAATCGCATAATATGCAATATATTTATACACCTTATTTTGGCACATTATAATAATAAACTAAATGATTGTGCCGATATCATTTAGAATCCTGTTCGACCTCTTGGTCTTTTATTTCGTATTCATCATCATATTCATCAATCTCATCCGTATCAATGAATCTAAAATTCTTATTCTGCTTTTGCTCATCATGTTTTTTTAAGATACTTCTAACATGTTTTGATTTGCCTGCATTTTCCATGTCCATATAATTCTTTGAACTTCGGAATGTCTTCCCCACTTTATTTCTCCTTAACCAAGATGTAATGGTCCTCTTTAATTTGATTAAAAATTTCTCGCATCTTATTCTTTTCAAAATTTAAGAATTGAGAATACTTGATGATAAGTCTACGCCTATCTTCCCAAAAAGGGTCATGTTTCAATTTCATATCCCACAATTTTACATATGCGGTTAACTTATTGAGAATGACCATGGTCTCAGGTGATACTTCATTTGCAAAAAACATTTGAAGTAAAATAGGATGAGAACCATCATCGGGAATAAAAACTTTATCGAAATCTAAACTATCTTCGGCGAGGCGAATTGATATTTTAGATAGTTCATCTTTAAATCTGTAAGTAAGAGATTGTAATCTTTTTTTCCATTCGGCAAAATTTTCTTGGGACTGATTTGTATATACTCCACCCCAAGAATTTCCTGCAACGAAATTTGCAATTAAGAATTGTGCGAAATCATTTTCATTCATATCCTTTGCGATTCGTTTAAAAGCAAAGGCATCTTTTCTTTTCATAAAAGTATCTTTAGTAACAGACACGGCACCTTGTGTCTGTTTTATATCATATTTGTCAGTTGTAAAGTGTAATTTAAAAGACAGATACATCTTATATGCATCAAATTCATTCATACGAATCATATTGGAAGTTTGTTCACCTTCGGTAACATATTAAGTTCTTGTGCGTTTAAAGCAATTTTATCTTTTAGTGTTTTACCAATTAATTTTTTTGTGTCTTCAGGTTCTAATTCATTTTGTTCGCAGTAATGTAATACTGCTTCCATATGCGTCATCTTTTTTATTTTGACTATTTCTTCAATTATAAGAGAAAATTTTTCAGGTGTCAAGAATTTATTTTCAATTTCTTCCGTCATTATTTTTTGCCTGACACAGGTGGTTGATGTGATGATGCTGATGCGGCATGAGCAATACAAATAATATCTTTACTATCGGCATATGAACATCTTACCGATATTGGGTCTATTCCTCTTGCGATTGCACTATCAATATTTTTTGCCATAAGATTTTTACTGTTAATAGAATAGTATGACAAAGAAATAATAGCACTTAAAAAAATAATTGTTGCTGATATAATATAACTGATTGTTGCATAATTCATGTTTTCATCCTTCATAGAAAGTCCTTTCTTATGTAAAAAATATGCCTACCAATTACAGCAGTCTTTTGCATATTTTTCCATCCTGGTTTAACATAGTCGGCATGATAAAATAAGGCACCTCCACTTGGGTCTTCCATTTTATCATGGTTAACATAAACATATGTTGCTAGTTTAAGAATATCATTATATACAGGATTATCATTTTTTGTCAATAGTTTTTCCTGACAGTACCATGAAAATTGGCAAGTTCTACCGGTTTTCTGTTTAACTACTTCACAAATACTTTCACCAAAAACATCATGCTTGGTTCTATTCAGAGTTACGAATGCTACAGCAAGTTTACCTTCTTTTGGTTCAAAAGCAGATTCATAGAATATGTTGTCTGCCAGACAAGTTATCTCTTGCTTTGCTTCGGCAGATAACATATTGTAATAAACCTTAATTGGCATTAACATTTGGTTGTTACTCAAAACAAATGATAGGAACATAACAGATAGACCTATTCCTACACTTGCGATGATTGGCATTACTTTCATTTTTTCTCCTAAGTTAAGAGGTACCAAGAGGTACCTCTCCCTTCAGATTAAACTGATTTCTTTGTTGGTTTTATTGTTTCCGTAGAAATGTTGTTAGAAACAAAACCATTAAGCATGTGTGCTTTGGTAATAATTTCTGATTCTGAGGGGTATGGCGGAAAGCCTGGATGCGGCGGTGGGGTTTCGCCTTTGAGTTTTGATGATTCACATTGCATGGCCCAATCATTACTGATTTGCTCACGCTTACCATAATAATCATCTGATAACATGTCTTTCGCCATTTTTAATAGTTCAAGACGGATTTCGAATGGTGTCATGTTTGACATAGTTGTTTCTCCTTGTGTTTGTGTTTGTGTGTAAAATCAAATAATTAACATAATAAATGCATTCTAACATACTCAATGTTAGTGTGTGAAGAGTATGTTAGAAATATTTATCCTTTGGGAGAACCGTATATGTTCACCAAAAGATGTATTCTGTCTGTTTGTCCTACATTGTGAATACCATGAAATCTTTGATTATCAATTTCATAGATTCTTCCTTTTAACATATTTAGTTGTGTATCTTCAACAAAATACCATGCCTCAGGATTTGTAGTAATCGGAATATGAACTCTATGAATATCTTCTAGACCAACACCACCATCACAATGCATTGCAAGTTGACCGCCCGGTCGTAAATTACAAAGAAGTGATGTGTAGTCATCAATCACATAGAATTCGGAAAGTCTATTTAAAATTTTATCAAGAACAGGAAAATAGTAATCAAAGAATTTATAATTTTCAATACAAGGATTTGTAGGTTCTTCTTTACCTTTACAAAAATCAATGTGGTGTCTCAACATGATACTATCATAGAGATTTGGTGTTGAAGGTGTGTTTTCAACAGTACCGAACAAGTTAGCACGATACTTATATTCTACCCAATGCTCTTCTTTAATTAAAGAGTTGAATTCATCTAAAATGCACTCATCAATATCTGCAACATTTCTATATTGAACATCAAGTCTCATATTCTTCCTTGTAATAAAATAGTGGATGGTTATTCTGTTACGAGGAAACCATCCGAAACCCTAGTCAGCGTTTAGGCTGCCAATGCGAACTTTTCATCGTTTGCGTTTACTTCTTTTGCTTCTTCGGCCGAGTAAATACTGATATCACG